GCAAGGCCACCTACGAGGCCCTTCTCGCCAGCATGAAGCCCGGCGACACCCTCCTGCCCTTCGACGAGTACGAGCTCGCCACCGAGATCGCCTTCGCCGCGACCCGCCTCACCGACAACCTCATTTACCGCAACGGCGCGTGGGTCGAGCGAGTCCTCCAGGGCAAGGACAAGTCCACCCCGCTCAAGGGCATCCCCGACCTCATCGACTCCGAGGGCTGGCTCTACGACCTCAAGACCACCGACGACGCCTCCGAGCGCGCCGCCGTCCGCACCATCCTCAACTACGGCTACCACCTCCAGGCCGCCCACTACATCCGCCTCGCCCATTGCAACCGCTCGGACATCCGCGGCTTCCGCCTCGTCATGGTCGAGAAGGACGCCCCTCACATCGGCGCCATCTACCAAATCGACGGCGACCTCCTCGACCTCGGCCGCAAGGAGACCGAGCGGGCCTACTCCATCTACGACCGATGCACGGCCTCCGGCGAGTGGCCCGGCTACTCCGAGGCCCCCGGCACCGTCACGACGCTCTCCGAGCTGCCCGGCTCAAAGGCCAAGGCGTCCTTGGCCACCTCGCTCACCTTCTGAACCTTCCCACCATGAATAACACACCCGAAGACCGCGCCCCGCTCAACTTCAACCCCGCCGACGGCACCTACACGTTCCGCATCGGCAAGCTCAAGGAGACCGACGTCAAGCGCTCCTCAAAGGGCACCCCGATGGTCAAGGTCGCGCTGATCAGCGACTGCGGCGCCTACGTCAAGACCACCCTGTTCGTGACCCCGAAGGCCATCGGCAAGGCCCTCGACCTCATCGAGCAGGCCACGGGCACCCGCCCCGCCTCCGGCGCCATCAAGGACGAGTTCACCCTCGCCGACGCCATCGCCGCCGCCCAGGGCAAGTTCGTCAAGGCCGACATCAAGAAGGGCGAGCCCCGCGAATACAACGGCAAGGTCTACACCGACTACGAGGTCGGCGGCTTCAAGGCGCCCTTCTGAACGCCAGCCGACAGCCTGCCATGAAAGCCCCGACCGTCATCCTCGTCTGCGGCTACGCCCGAGCGGGCAAGGACACCTTCGCCGACGCCGTCCTAGACCTCATCCCCGGCGCTCGCAAGGTCGCCTTCGCCGACGAGCTCAAGGCCGCGTCCAACCTCTTCCTCGAGCGGCTCAACCTCCACGGCAAGGCCGACCTCCGCACGGACGCCGACAAGACCCGCTTCCGCGACTTCCTCGTGGCCGGCGGGAAGATGGCCCGCTCCCTCGAGCCGAGCGTCTTCGCCGACATCGCCGCCCAGACAGCCTTCCACCACCTCCTCGCCGGCCGCGTCGTCGTGATGCCCGACTGGAGATACCGAAACGAGCTTGAGGCCGTGCAGACCAAATGCGCCCCCTACCGCGTCATCACCGTCAAGCTGCACCGGTTCGACAGTTGCCCCGCGAACGACGAGGAATACCTCCACCTCCGCGAAATCGAGTCAATCTGCCGGCTCGACCACGAGGCCGCATTCAAGTCCGGCGAGACGGGCCTCATCCGCGACCTCGCCCTCACCGTCGTCTCCGACATCCAGGACAAGTACGGAGCGTAGCCATGGGACGCATCAGCAACGCCGAGGCCGAGGCAAGGCTCGCCAAGTGCCTCGTCTACCTTTCGCAGGGGATGGGAGTCACGCAGATCAGCGATAGGGTGGGCATCCAGCGCACGACCCTGCACCGCTTCCTCTATCGCCACGGGGCCATCAAGGGAGGCCGCGAGAAGCAGAGGAGGGTCAGCGCCCAGCAGGACAACTGGGGCAAGGAGAGCCTCGACCCCTCGCACCTCACCGAGGAGCAGCTCGAGCAGGCCCGCCGCTTCGGCATCACCCCTGGCCGCTACGCCTGGCTCCTCACCTGCCCCCGTGGCGGCAACGCCTTCCCGCGATGAGCCAGCATCCCTGCGCGATCTGCAAGGGCGCCTGCTGCGAGTCGCTCATCTTCCCCGCGCCGGCCTTCACCCGCGAGGGCGACTTCTTCTCCGTCCGCGGCACCCGCACCGACTCCGGGCGCGTCGAGGTCGAGTCCCGTTGCCCCAAGCTCACGCCCTGCGGCTCCTGCGGCATCCACGACCACCGCCCTGCCATCTGCCGGGACTTCTCCGTCGGCGGCCCGCTTTGCGTCGACACCGTCATGCGCCGCCGCGAGGGCTCCCAGCGCGCCCAGGTCTTCAACGCGATCGCCGCCCTCGGCATCTCCTACAACCAATGAAAACCGAGACCCGCGTCGTCGTCATGGGCGACAACCACGGCAACCACGCCGACCCCGAGACACTCAAGGCCGTGCTGGCCTTCTGCAAGGAGTTCAAGCCCCACCACCGCGTCCACCTAGGCGACAACTGGGATTTCGCCGCCCTGCGCAAGGGAGTCGGAAAGGACGACCGCGAGTCGAGCTGGGCCGCCCTCAAGGAGGACATAGAAGCCGGTTGCGAGTGGCTGGCCGCGTACCGCCCGACTCACTTCCTAATGGGCAACCACGAGCACCGAGTCCGGGACCTCATACACGGCACGGACAGCATCACGCGGCTCGAGTCGCTCCAGGACATCGACGGCAAGATGCGAAAGGCCATCCGACAGTCGGGCTGCAAGGTGGTCAAGGAGTACACCGTCAATCAGAACTTCGTAGACATAGGCCCCGTCACATTCACCCACGGCTTCTACCACGGGAACGACGCCATCGTGAAGACCGCCCACCGCTTCAACAGCGGGCCGGGTCGAGCCGTCGTCATGGGCCACCTCCACCGTGCCGAGCAGCACAACCTCGAGCGCCGAGGCGGCGGGGCCGTCTGGATCTGCGGCTGCGCCTGCGACTTGTCCCTCCAATACGCCGAGCGCAGACCCTCCACCCTCCGCTGGCAAAACTCCTTCATGGCCTTCCGCATCGTCGGCGAGGACTACATCGGCCGCCAGGCCCACCGCTTCGCCGGCAAGTGGGTGATGCCCTTCGCCAACTGATTTTCCTGCCACCATGAACTACCACAAAAAACCACTAGGCCGTCCTCGCCAGGACGAGCTGCGCCAACAGGTTCACGAACTTGCCCAGCAAGGCATGAGGCAAAAGGTGATCGCGTACACCCTCGGCATCAGCCAGCCGCGAGTCTCCAACATCCTAGCCGGTAATCCAATCGACTACTGGAAGGACATCTCCACCGCCCCAAAGGACGGGCGCATCATCCTCGCCGCAGCCAAGCCCAGTAAGTTGGCAATCTGGGGCATGGGCCTATCCAAGTGGGACGGAACAAAATGGACAGGGTTCACCAAGCAAGACCAGCCCACGCGCTGGATGCAGGCTCCGATGCCTCCTACAAAATGAAAAAGTACAAGACCAGCCCCGCCCGCGAGCTCGCCGAGTCCGTCTCCCGTTTCCTCGCATCCTTCGAGGCCGACAAGGTGCCGCAGGGATGGTTCACCTCGCTGACCCTCGCCCCCCGCCTAGGCATACAGGACAGGCAGGCTCACAACATCGCCTTGCGCTTCCTAAAGGCCGGCCAAGCCGAGAAGAGGATGTTCCGCATCAATGTCGGCTGCTACATCCGACCAGTCCCCCATTACCGCTTCACGCCGCAGGCCGCGAAGGCCCTTGGCTTGACGAAACGCAAACCCTAGCCCACAAGCCTCCCCATGGAACAGCCTGCCACCCACTCCCTCGACATCCGGCTCGAGGCCGAGCGCATCGTCATCGGAAACGCCTTCCACGACGCCGAGTGGCTCGCGACGGCCATCAAGGACGCCCAGCCCGACCTATTCCTCGAGCCCCGCCACCGCATAGTCTGGCGAGCGATCCGCGACACGACCACGCCAGGGAACCCCGCCGACGAGGTCGCCATCATGGCCCTCCTCCAGCAGGAGGGTACCCTCGAGCAGGTCGGGGGCTACTCCAGCATAGCCGAGTTCCCCGCCCGCCTCACAGGCCCAGCGCCCTTCGCCGCCCGACACCTCGAGTCGTTCAAGGAGGACGCCAAGAAGCAGAGGGTCGTCGAGGCGATGAAGCGCCTCTCGGGGATGGCCCACGTCCTCAACGCCGCCGAGATGGCCGACGAGGCCCGACGCATCGCCGCCCTCGCCGAGCCCGACCGCAAGCCCGGCGACAACGGCCCAGCCCGCTTCGACTTCGCCGAGCTCCTATCCTTCGACCGCGAGTCCGACCCCACCACCGTCCTCGGCAACCGCTGGCTCTGCCGCGGCGGCTCCTGCCTCCTCGTCGCCCAGACAGGCGCCGGCAAGTCCGCCCTCACCACGCAGGCCGCCATGACATGGGCCATCGGACGCGACTTCTTCGGCATCCGCCCCAAGCGCGGCGCACTCCGCTCCCTCGTCATCCAGTCCGAGAACGACCTAGGAGACGTCGCCGAGTCCGTCCAGGGCACCCTCGCCGGAATGGGCATCGGGGCCTCGACACAGCTCGCCTCCGAGATCGGCCAGCGCGTCGCCTTCTACCGCGAGGCCGTCCGCACGGGCGAGGACTTCGGCAAACTCCTCCGCGAGCTCGTCATCGCCCACCAAGCCGACCTCGTTTTCATCGACCCGCTCCTAGGCTTCGCGGGCATCGACATCGCAGACCAGGAGGCCGCCAGCCACTTCCTGCGGCACATCCTCCAGCCCGTCCTCACCGAGACAGGCGTCGTCCTGTTCTCAATCCATCACACCACCAAGCCCAAGCCCAAGGCCGAGCAGGCGGGCAACACCGCGAACGACCTTTCCTACCTCGGCGCCGGCTCCGCCGAGCTAGCCAACTGGCACCGCGCCGTCATGGTCTTGCAACGCGATCAGACCGCCGAGGGCCAGCCCGACCAGCCCCACTTCACCCTCCGCCTAGCCAAGCGCGGGGGCCGCGCCGGACTCAAGGACGGCAACGGGGACTTCACCACCACCATCCCACTCCGCCACGCCCGCGAGCCGGGGGTCATCCGCTGGGAACGCCGAACGGACACCACATCGGCAACAGAAACACCCTTTTAATCGCTCAGAAATGCCCCTTGGAGGCGTTTTGATGCCCCAGCCTATACCACCACCTAGGCCGACCCATCAAAAGCCCGCAAATCGCCTCCTAGGCATCTCTAAAAGCCTTTGACCACCCTGCCAGCCATGACCACCAAAAACCGCCCATTCCGAGCCAGTACAAACGGCCAGTACAAACGAAGAGGAGTAGCCCCCCCTTTAGGGGGGGGCAATACTCCTAGGGCCTACGCTACCGCCCCTACGGGCGGGCTCGGCCCTCTCCTGCGGAGCTTGGGAGTGACATGAAAAGGAAAGGCAAGATGGGCCGGATGTGGCAGCGTCGTCGGCTCGCCGTGCGCAACGCGATGCATTGGAAAGCCCGCTGGGCAGACCGCAGGGAACGCTGGGCCGCCGATCCGGCAACCGAGGCCCGGGAGAGGGAAGCGATTTTCCGAACGATAAAACAGCGGGCCAAGGAGACCAGGAGCAAGGTCTTCGAC